ATCAGCAAACCTCGAAACAGGTGAATTCTCATTATTGATCAGACAAGGTAGCGATAGTAGTGTTGAAAAAATAGTATTAGAATCTTATGATGGTTTATCATTAGATCCTAAATCCTCTAACTTTATCTCTAAAGTAATTGGTAATACTAAAGAAAGTATTGTAACTACAGCTGATGGTACCTTTATTCAAGTATCAGGTAGTTTCCCTAATACCTCAAGATACGTAACAGTTAAGCAAGTTAACTACTTAACTCCTGACTATTTAGATAATAGTGGAACCGCTAAAAACTCATTGACAGGTTCTTTACCTAGTGTTTCAAGTGGTTCATTTGGGGCTGCTACAGGACAACAATTCCGTTCTTCAGAAGCTGCTAATTTTTATCAGAATATAGATGGAACAAACACTCAAGGTGTTGCTCCTGCTGATTACAATACAATGCTCACTTTATTAGGAAATAAAGATGAATATCAATTTAATGTAATCTCTGCTCCTGGTATTACTAGAGAAGATCATGCTACTCAATTTAATTCTTTAGTTAATTTAGCTCAAACAAGAACCGATTGTATTGCAGTAGCTGATTTAGTAGGATACAATTCTACAATTGGAACTGTAACTACAGAAGCAGGAAATGTAAATAACTCATATGCCGCCTCATATTGGCCTTGGTTGTTAGTTAATGATCCTAACACAGGTGAATATGTCTTTACCCCTGCTTCAACATTAATCCCAGGTGTATACGCCTTTAACGATGCAGTTGCAGAACCTTGGTTCGCACCCGCAGGTATTAATAGAGGTGGATTAGATACAGTAGTACGTCCTGAAAAGAAATTAACTCAAGCAAATAGAGATACTTTATATCAAGGTAAAGTAAATCCGATTGCAGTATTCCCTAATACAGGAACAGTAGTATTTGGTCAGAAAACATTACAGAAAAAAGCATCTGCTTTAGATCGCGTAAATGTAAGAAGGCTGTTAATTGCCCTTAAATCATTTATTGGACAAGTTGCTTCTAACTTAGTGTTTGAACAAAATACAGTAGGTACAAGAAACAACTTCTTAGCTCAAGTAAATCCTTATTTAGAGTCAGTTCAACAAAGACAAGGAATATTTGCCTTTAAAGTTGTAATGGATGATACAAACAATACACCTGATGTAATCGACAGAAATCAGTTAGTTGGTCAGATTTTCTTACAGCCAACTAGAACAGCAGAATTTGTTGTACTTGATTTCAATGTGTTACCAACAGGAGTTGAGTTTCCATCTTAAAAACGTAACTTAGTAATATTTATAAACAAAATATAAAATGGCAGTATTAGATCCGAACGAAATTTTCTTTACAACATTCGAACCCAAAACACAAAATAGGTTCATTTGTTATATTGACGGATTTCCATCTTTTATAATCAAAGCAGTCTCTGGTATTGAAGTAGACAACGGAGAGCAGATCTTACCTCATATGAACGTTTATCGTAAAGTAAAAGGTAGATCTACATGGGGTGATGTAACATTTACCTTATACGATCCGATCACACCTTCAGGTGCCCAAGCTATGATTGAGTGGGTAAGATTACACCACGAATCCGTAACAGGTAGAGATGGTTATTCTGATTTCTATAAGAAAGACATCACATTCAACTTAATTGATCCTGTAGGTTCAATCATCCAGGAATGGATCATTAAAGGAGCCTTCATTAAGACCGCCAACTGGTCTGATTTTGACTACGAATCAGATGCTGAAATTGTTAACTTAACAATGACAGTTGGTATGGATTACTGTGTATTGAACTTCTAATACTTCGCTGCTACCTTAGGTAGTTAATAAAAACCCTGACTACGAGTTGGTCGGGGTTTTTTGTTTTCGTATATTTATAAACAAAACGTTTTTATGTCAGAACTAAAGTTTCCCTCAGAAGTTATAGATTTACCCTCAAAGGGTTTACTCTATTCAAAAGAAAATCCATTGTCTTCGGGTCAAGTTGAAATGAAATACATGACCGCTAAAGAAGAAGACATTTTAACCAACCAAGCTTACATTACTAAAGGAATTGTAATCGACAAATTGTTAGAGTCTTTAATAGTCTCTAAAGTTAATTTAGATGACCTTTATCCTGGTGATAAAAATGCAATTTTAATTGCAGCTAGAGTATTGGGTTATGGAAAAGATTATGAATTTACTGTAAACAACAAAAAATATACAGTTGATTTATCAACATTAGAAAATGTTGAGTTTGATGAAAGTTTATTTGACAACGGAGTAGGTAATATTGAATTTATTTGCCCATCCACATCAAACAAAATCACCTTTAAACTCTTAAATGGACATGATGATAAGGCTATTGAAAAAACAATCAAAGGTCTTAAAAAAATCCATAAAGACTCCACCCCAGAATTAACTACACGTTTAAAGTATATGATCACCTCTATAAACGGGGATGAAGATCAAAAATCCATTAACGATTTTGTAGATAATCATTTTTTAGCTCGTGACGCAAGAGCCTTTAGAGAATACATTAAAGAAATTCAACCAGATATTGATCTGTCTACTGAAGTGGAGGGTGAGGAAGTAACCATTCCCATCGGGTTGTCGTTTTTTTGGCCTGACCTCTAAAAATATTCCTCAAGTTAGAGTTAATTTATTTAAACAAATCCATGAAATAGTTTTTCATGGAAAAGGTGGATACGACTATTATACAGTCTATAATATGCCTGTTTGGTTAAGAAGGTTTACTTTTAGTGAGTTAGATACCTTCTATAAACAACAAAAACAGGAGATGGAAAAATCCACTAAGGGTTCAAACACCCAAACAGCCATCGATTCTACAGGAAAAGTTAATCCGGGTGCGTTCGCATCATCAAATACTTATAGGGCATCTAAAAAATGATGCCCTTTAATATTTATAATAAAATACCCTGATGGCTGATCTAGACGAAAATTTAGAAAATATTAAAGCAACCAGTGATGCTTTTAATAATTTAATCGCTAGGCTTGAAGAACAAAATAAAGCAACAAAGAAAAGTTTACGGGGTCAAACAGATGCTGCTTCAAATTTAGCAAAACTTCTTTCAAATGACATATTACAAGCTGCTCAGAAAATAAAAGAAACAAATGCTGAACAGGAGAGAATACAACAAAATATTTCAAGAGGGTTAAACCAAGATAAAAAAATAGCTCAGTCTAGAGAAAAACAAGAAAAAGCTATTAATAAATTAAGACAAGCTCAAAACTCAGCTAAAGCTGCTGGGTTTAAACTTGATCAAAAACTAATTAAAGAATTAGAAGAGCAGGTTTATCATTCACAACAAAACCTTGATGCTAATGAAGAACTTAATAATGCGGTTCAATCCCAGATCCCAAAGTTTCAAAAAATAATTGCCCAAAATGAGTTATTAAATACCCTCTTTTATGAAAACCTAACAATCCAGGATTTATTAGTTGCAGGGGTTATTGGTTTAATTAAGGGGTTTGGTAAGGTTGATGCCGCTCAAAAAGAATTTAGATCAACAACTGGTCAAAACGTAAAAGCATTTACTGATTTAAATGAAAGATTAGTTACAGCAGCTGAACAAATTCAATCTGCAGCAGAACTTTCTAAACAATTAGGTGTTAATGCTCAAGTAGTTTTCTCTAGAAATACTATTATAGAGGTAGCTGAGTTAACTAATAATTTAGGAATAGCAGCTGAAGAAGCAGGTAACTTAGCAGCTCAAGCAAAACTTTCAGGCACTAATTTACATGATAACGCCGAAAATATAGTTGATTTAACTAAAGGTTTTATTAGAACTAATAAAATTGGTATTAACTTTAGAGGAGTAATGGATGATGTCTCTACAGCATCCTCAGCATTAACAGTTTCATTAGGAGGTTCTACAGATGAATTGGCAAAAGCTGCTTTAAATGCTAGAAAATTAGGAATAAATCTAAAACAAGCCGAAGCAATAGCTGAGTCACTTTTAGATTTTGAATCTTCAATTGAAGCAGAATTAGAAGCAGAATTACTTACAGGCCAAAATTTAAACTTTGAAAAGGCAAGATTAGCTGCTTTAAATAATGATATTGCTACTTTAACAGAAGAAATAGCTAAAAACGAGGGAATTAGTGAGGCATTTGCTTCAGGTAATAGAATTCAACAAGAGGCTATAGCTAAATCTATAGGGATGACCCGGGACGATATGGCCCAAATGATCATCCAACAAAAGATCCAAGAAGGATTAAACGCTCAACAATTATCGGATGCTACAAATATTTCTTTAGAAGAAGCAAAACGATTAACAACTCAAGATCAAATAACTAAATCAGTAGATAAACTTTCTCAAGCATTTGCTCCTATTTTAACCCAAGTAGCTTCTTTACTTGATAATACTACTGCTATTTATACAGTACTGGGTTTAATGGGTGCTGTGTCTTTAACTAGAACTATAGCTCAATTAATAACCATGGGTTCTACTTTAGCTGGAAGTGCTGCTGCTGGAGCTGGGTTAGCTTCTTCATTAACTTTAGGGTTAGGAGCTATCGCTATTGTAGGAGGAATTGCTGCTATTGTAGGAGCTATGCAATCAGCTAAACAAAATGTTAAAACCCAGGATGGAGTAATAGGACCCCAAGGTGGTTTGATGTTAAGCGGACCTAAAGGATCTGTAACCCTAGATTCAGCTGATACAGTAGTTGCTAATAAAAATGGAGCAGTAGCAGGAACTGATTTATTAGGATCAGGTGCTTTAGTACAAGAAATGCGCCAAATGAAAGCTATAATGACACAGTTATTAAACAAAAACGTTGATGTTTATTTAGATTCCGATAAAGTAGGTACCTCCCTTAATGTAAGGACAGTTAACATTCAATAATATTTACACAATATTTATAACCAAAATTAAAAACAATGGCTAATAGATTTTCAAGATTACAACCCAAACCATCTCAAACAAAACCTACTAAAAGTGGAATTGGTAATCCTAATTCAAGTAAAATCTCCCAAACAGGAAATGCATTTTTAAATAGAGGTAAAACTTCAACTTTTTCTCGTAGTGGGTTAGTAGAAAACTTTGCGGGTACTAGGGTATTAGGTGCTAGTGGTCCTTTACCTCCACCGCCACCACCACCATTCTCCTTTAGCTTAACTTTAAATTCATCTTCAGCAGTAATTGGAAATGATACAGTTTTATCCTTTACAGGATCAGTTGTATCTTCCCCTTCTTCAAGCTTTGAATTATATTTTATTTCAGGATCAAATAAGTATTCTGCAACTCCTAATAATTCAAACTTTGTAGGTGGTACTGGTAGTATAGTATTTAGTGGAATTCCTGTAGAAAGTACTTCAACATATTTAGTTTCGTCCTCAGTACAAGTGGTAGATATTTCACAAGATTTAACTGTTGACTTTACAGCATCTATCCAAGACACAGGTGAAAGTGATCCTGTTTCTACAGTGGGAGATAGTTTAGCTACTTCATTATTTGATGTAGTTTATTCACTTAATACCTACGATGCTTTTGTAGCTAGAACTACTACTGAAGTAGCTACTCAAGAAAACTTAGTACAGATTTCAAGTTCATTCTTACCTAATATTGAAAGTCAAACACTTTAAGGTAATATAACAATATTAATACTCTTACAATATAATGCCAATATCACAAGATCTTTCTACATTCGGTGCCCCTGAAGGAGATGAAAGGGGGAGACAATCTAAAGACAAATTGAGATTTTTACTTGTAGGGAATAAACCACAAAATACTCAATTGAGTAGAATTGTAAAGGAAGGACCAATCCAAGACTATGTTTCTCAATTTAGAAACCCTAACGTAGCTTTAAGGGCAGTAGATTTAGACCCAACTAATTCTTCAGGAAAGCCTAGATAATATGCCTTTATTTGATTCGCATAGAACTAATTTAAAATCTCTAAAATACGGGAGCGATAGACCTGGTGGGGCATCATCAACCCAACCTTTTATCAAAACCCCTATCCCAGAGGATAGATTAAATAGAACATCTAGGGTAGGTTTGATTTTTCATTCTCAAGATATTGATCCTGAAAGATTAAAAGCATACTTTAAAACTACTAAAGGAATTGTTTTTAGAGCAAACCAAGAAATTTTATCTCAACTTGGAGTACAAACTCAAACTCAAAGATTACCTAATGAAGGCCCTTATCTTTCTACAACCTCAGTAACACAAGCAGGTCTTACAGGAATACAAACAGGACAAACTGTTAGAAATTTTATATCTCCTTTTAACCCAACTGGAGCAAGAGATTCATTAAATAATCCTTTAACATATTCTGGGGTAGTAAAATTTGATCAATCCGCAGATCAAAACAGATTATATCAACTAGTTAAAGAACATCTTTATGAGGATGGAGATCCAATTCAACCATTCTTTAGTAAACTCCAATCTACAGCTAATTCTATATTTAATACAGTCTCTGGTGTAGGAAATTTATTTGGTATTAATACTAGTGGAATTGGATTAGTCCAAGGTCTTGTAAATAGAGCTATCTCTCCCTTCGCTAACCCAGTCCTCAGATCATTCCCAGGTGGACCCGGTTCGGAATTAGGAATAGGGAAAACGAACATCTATTTTGCCGATAAGAGGACTCTCAATAAAAAACAAGCAGAAGATTTAAAAACAGGAGCTCCTGAAAGACCAGATTTAGAAGGTAAAAGATATACTCCTGGTCCTGAACCAATAGAACCTTTAAAACAAAAATCTTTCTCAAGAGTAAACTACGATAGATCACCTGGTAAAGTAAAAGATGGAAATAGAAGAGATCCTTTCCTTACTACAGGTGATGAATCAGTTGCTTTAGATAAAATTAATGCTTACCCAATTTATAAATCAGATAAATCTGATACCTCAGATATAGTTGGTGATTTAGTTAATTTTAGAATCGCTGTTATAGACAATGGGGTGCCTGATCAAAAAGATTTTATTCATTTTAGAGCATTTTTAAATGGGTTTACAGACAATTATAATGCCCAATGGAATGGATTTAGATACCCTGGTAGAGGAGAACAACTCTATAAGTATGGTGGGTTTGATAGAGACTTTTCTATATCTTGGACAGTATACGCCCAATCAAAGGGAGAATTAATGCCCATGTATAGAAAACTAAACTTCCTAGCTTCTTCACTAGCCCCAGATTATGGAACAAATGGGTTTATGAAAGGAAATTTAGTACAACTAACAGTAGGAGGTTATCTCTATGAACAACCAGGATTTATTAGTTCTTTAACCTATACAGCCCCAGAAGATTCTCCATATGAGACCTCTATACTAGATAATGGAACTGATAGTAGTGTTAAACAGTTACCCTTTAGAATTAACGTAAGTTCATTTAGCTTTATTCCGATCCATACATTTAGACCTGAAAGACAAGAAAATGAATTTGATTCGAAAAGGTATATAGCATTACAAAACGAAAGTAATAATAATTATGATAGTCTTCGTTAAAA